AGGGGAGGGGCCCCAGCAGCTAGCCTTTTTCCACAACTGCTCTGTTGTGTGTTATGTTATTGTGTTTTGTTCTATATTTTTTATCACCGTTCCTGTTCTGTTGTTTATTATTACTTCTGTTGTGTTCTTTTTTTTGTTCTGTTTTTTTGTCGTGTTTTTTTGTGTGTTGGGTGTGTTGTGTTTTGTGGTGTGGTATTATATGAGTATCGGCCAAGGAAATGGAAGGATGGTAAATAGAAAATGCGTATGGTGATTGATTGGGATGGGCGTGAGGTCGATTATGACAGTGCTGTGGCTCTTATGGACGATGATATTCGTGAGGGTTTACATGCGACTCTTGCTTCTTGTTCCGAGCAGGATTTTTTTGATGCGTATTTGATCGCGCATTATGTTAAGTATGGTGAAGAGTTTACAATCATCTGAAGTGGAAAAAGGTTTGAACAATGGAATGGCATTATTTTACTGTTGTTGACACGTATACGAGGTTAGACCGTGGTTTTCGGTGGCGTGAGGCGGTTTGCGGTTACTGTGGAGTTGATTATCAATTTCAAATGTATGATGGTATGTGTGGCCGATGGATTCCGGTGAGGGACTTTGTTGACTTGGGTGATGGTTTTGAGTATTGTCGTAATTTTGATTTTAAGGGATTTTATAGGACTTATGGTGAAAGATTTGTGTGATATGGTGACACCTATGGCCTATTAGCTCAGTGTCTGGGTAGGAGTTTTAAGCTGAGATATAAGAAAGCCCCCCTAGGTTATATGCCTAGGGGGGTTTTCTTGTGTGTGTGTGTGTGGCTACTTTTCTGCCTTGTCTTTGGCGTTTACGGTGATTTCGAGCGCGTCGAGCTTGGTTTTTACGGCGTCCTGTACTGCTTTGGCGATGGTGTCGGGGTCTGCGCCGATTGACTCGGATAGGGCTTTGACTGCCGCCGTAAGCGCTGTTACCTGTGTTGTCAGTGCTGGGAGCATGTTATCGTGCATACGGATGATGTCGCTGGTTGCGTCGCTGACAATGTCTCGCGCGTATCGTCCGTTGGGTAGTGTGTGCATCCATTGGCCGGCGGTCATTCCGTTGTCGTGCATTCGGATGATGTCGCTGGTTGCGTCGCTTATGATGTCGCGGGCTGGGCGTCCGTTGGGTAGTTTGTGTGTCCAGAATTTCATGATGTCGTCGTCTGTGAGTGCCATGTCTATGCCTCCGTTTTGTAGTAGTTGGTTTGCTTTGTTGATGACGTAGTTTACGTCAAGTCCGTTGGGCGCGAGGTCGGGACATCCGGCGTGGTTAGTTCCCGGGACTTCGCGGTGTAGCCAGATGTTTCCGTTGAGTCCGTCGTGCCATAGGTGGTCCCATCCGTATCGTTGGGCGATGTCGGCGCAGAGTGCGGCGGATGCGTCCATGCAGGCTTGTGTGCATGGGATTCCGTCCATTCCGCCTTCGTGTTCGATGCTGATGGTGCTGTTGTTGCTGGCGTAGTTGGCGTCTGACCATGAGCCGTCGCTTTCACTTACGTATTGATGGATGGTGCCATTTCCGCCTATCCCGTAGTGGGCTGATGCCGAACTTGAGGGTAATTGAAAAAAGTTGTCTGTGCTGGTTAGATAGCCTACCATGATGTGTAGGGTAATGTGGTCTACGTGGTATCCGTCTCGCCCGTTGTAGTGGTTGGGGGAACCTATCCATGTGATGCCATCCATTGCCTAATCTTCCTTACCGTTGTTTTCTTTTTTGTCGATTTTGAAGATGTTGAGAATATTCGAGCTGCTTAATTCGGGGTTGATTTTCACACAATTCTCCATGATTGAGGTGATTTCAATCAAGCAGATGCTTGCGCATACGGGGATGAATACGGGTAGTTCGATTCCTAGATTGATGTAATCCGAACCGTATTCTACGATTAACGCCACGCAGATTACTGCTAGATATGTGAACTTGTGGCCGAGTCCCTCCCTCATTGTCTTGCTGGATAATTCGCCGTGCATAACTGCGTTAACCACTCCGGTCACGTAGTCGATGAGTACCAGTAGAAACACGATGCCGATAACGATTAACTCATGGGTTGGCATGATGTTTTCCTCACTTTCTTATACCTGATTGCTGTAGTAGGCCGCCAAGTATCATGCTGAACTCCGCCTTGATTTGCGGTGTTTCAAAACGCAGTCGTCCGACGCGATAGGCGTTCAATATTTTTTGCGTCATATCGTCGGAGCGTTTGAGCATCATGCAATCATTGTCTACCAGTCGGTAATCAAACGTAAAATCCCTAGTGATTTTAGGCTGTTTTTTGGTGATTATATATAGTACTTCGTCAGTATCGCTTAATTGTTGGTATACGTTAAAAATACCGTATTCTGTGGTTTTCAGTGTGAAAGCGTAACCGGCGTTGTTAAAGTCACTGATGAGGGTATTGGCGTTGTCCCTAAAATCATTGTTGATTGCATAGTTCGCATAATTTTCGTCATACTTGCGTAGGAATGTGCCGAATTTTGATGTGGCCACCTTGGCGCTGAACCCGCCGTAATCGGCCAATTCCACCATGATGAACCCGTCGCAATAGCGTTGGTATTGCGTGTGATTATCCAACTGTGGCTTTAGATTGATGTTAAATGCGCTGAAATACGGGTTAGCCAACGTTACCGCATTACTGCACATGATAACACGAACCCTATCGTTCCAGCGGTCAACCGTATTATAAAATTCCTCAAGCGAGGTCACTTCACCGCCCAAATACCGCATATTATCGGGGAAGATTTCATCGAAAACAATGGTTCGCACTTTGGGGTACGCAACCGATTTTACTTGTCCTGCCTGACTGAGGGCGATGAAGTACCCCATGATATGCCATGTGGGGCGTGTCTTGCCGTGCTTGTCCGTGGTGGCGTCCCTGTCATCCAGCCAATGACATTCGGCCTGATTGCCGGACACACGGAATTCCAATTCCGGGTATTGCTCCGCGATATCCGAGAACCATGTGCCCTTGTTTTTCTGCTCCTCCGCCGTCCTGCGTAGATAGATGAATTGCCAGCGTTTTTTAATCCAGTCGCCTATGACCAGTTTTTTAGCGCCATAGGTTTTTCCGAGGCCGCGCGCGCCAATGACGAACATCCAAGGCGCGTGGTAGGATAACACGCGCCCATAATCGTAATAATCGCCCTCGACTAACAGTTTCTCCATATATATCATTATGGCATGACATACGGACTTTTTTAGAAGTTCGGCGGCGCGCTCTTCCCATCCCAGACTGCCAGCAGATTATACACAGTCCGATACCGGCTCGGGTATTGCCCGAAAACAGTATCGTTAAGCAGATTGTCCAGCAAGCCGCCCAATGAGGTTGCTTTCGGCAACGCTTCGGCGTATGCCGGGCCTTGATGATATGCCGACACCCATAGTATCTGCATTTTGATATCATCGTACACGCGGGGGTAGCTGTTATAATCCGCCTCGAACTGGTCGCGTTGCCCCTGATGTGACTCAGGACGTTGCGCCCATGTTTTGAACGCCGCCGATTCCGCAGACGTCAGTGGGCGTGTAAACGTCCCGCCATTGCCCATGAGTGCCGCTATCTCCGGGCATGTTTTGGCAAACGTCGCGTAGCCTGTCGGATCGGCGGTTTTCATTGCATTCAACACGTCCAACCGCCTGCCAAACGACCATTGCGCAATCCCAATGCCTTGCATGTTGGCTAATTCAACCGCGTCCCATTGTAATGAGCTTTCCACCGTGCCGATACAGTAGAGTGCGTAACTGCTTTTGCCGTTGCCTGTAGAGGGCGTGGCTTGGCCGCCCGAGTCACCGGGCGCTTTAACGCTACCCCTGGCCTTCCATGTTTGGGCCGTGGCTTTGTAGAAAATCATGGTACCCGCGCCACTGTCGTCGTCGCGGTAATGGTAGATAAGATTGTCGCCCTGTTGTTGTATCCACAAGTCACTGCCGGATATGCTACCCGAGTTGTTCGAGCCGGGAGGGTTCGAGCCGCTGTCATTGTCGCCGCCGTCCGGTTTTTTGCGCGGGTGCAAATATCCGATATACGCTTTTTGCAATGGGAGTAGTTTATGCACGCTTGGCTCGGGGTTTTGCGTAATCACGTCGATGGAATCGCCCTGTATTCCATCAACGACAATGGCCACGTGCGTTGACGGATAATTGGGATAGCAGGCCTGCCATATGGCTACGTCGCCGGGCATAGGGTTCCATGTGTTGTCTTTTTTCTCGAAAATCTCCCCGACTCTTGCGCTTACGGGATGATGTGTGTATAATCCACCGGCCCAACCTGTCGGGGTGATACAATCCTGAACACTACACCCGTACTCATCCATGCAATATTTTGCCCACAAGTCCCAGCATTGCGGCCCCCAACTGCCGTCCATGTCCCAAAAGTGGTTTTCGGTCTGTTTCACCCATGTCTTAAAGTCAACTGCCATACATACCAGCATACCCCGCCCGGCGTACCGGACGGGGTATGTTTCACGTGAAACGGTTGTCAGTCTTTGCAGATGGGAATGAACGACTGGGGCGTGATCCAGCAATTACCAGACAATGCGCCACCGCCGACAAGTCCAGTAAACGCGAGGTCTCCGCCATCCAAGTGGGCGAAGCCAAGTTTAGCGCCCGCGTTTGCGAGAACCATCACGAAGTTATCGCCCAATGAGATGAATCGCGGCAGTGTGGCAATGGTGCCAGTTGCATTGTTGGCAGTGAACTTCGCGGTAAGCGTCACCACGCCGCCCGCAAACCGCCAATGCACCTTGCCGGAACATCCGCCCTTCATGGCAACCTCACCGGCGGCTTCCCCGCACGGCTCCCCGTATCCGGCGATTGCCCACACGCAAGCCTTGGCGATGTTGTTCTGACCATTGTCCTTATAGTGAATATCGGTGCCGTTGCAGAACCAATCGGGGTGGCCCATGCCTAGAGTCCACATCCACGGGTGCCACACGAAACCATTGGCGTGACATGCGTACTCGATGCCCATCATGGCTTGCGATTTATCCCACGGAATCGGGGAGTTATCCCAAAGGAAAATCATGTGAAAAGCGGCATTCGGGAATCGAGAGTTAGACCTTCCAATTCCGGTAAGCGTATCGAAACACGCCGTCGCCGCCGACTGGACGCTACCGCCGGCGTCATTGCGCCCGCCGCATACCACGACATACTTGGTCTTCTTCTTGATGTCCTCGGACAGCCCGGAGATGGCTTCATTGGCAAGGGTCTGGAATGTCTTGCCGCCATCCCCCGGGGTCACGAAGCCGGACGAATTGTTCGCATACAAATGCAAGTTCAATCCAAAGTATGCCGCCACTTGTTGTGGAATACGGTGGTTCTCCTGAACACTGCCGGACGGCTGATAGCCGGTCGAATAGCTGTCGCCGATCCACACCAATTCGGTGAGGTCGGTGGTGACAGCCGCAACCGCGTTCGCCTTGTTCTGTGCAGCGGTCGCCGTACTTTTCGCCGCATTGGCGTTATTATTCGCCGTGGTGGCGGTGGAATTGATACTTGCCGCCGTGCCGGAATAGCCGCCCAGCTGTAAGTATCGGCCATCCGCCTGAGTTTTGGTGTACACGTCGTCGGCGTCCGCCTTACCGGCGAGGGCACTGGCGTCCGCCTTGCCGTTGATGGTGTCCATAAGATTCTGCGCGGTCGTGGGCGATGTGACGCCGAGCTTGCCGAAATAGCCATCCAGCTCGGCAATATCGGCCTTGTTGGTCTGAGCAAGCGCCGTCGCGGTGTCGGCGGATTCCCTCGCCGCGTCCGCCGTCGCCTTCGCGTCGTTCGCCGCCGCCGTCGCCGTGGTGATGTTGGTCGCGTTGGCGTACATCTGATTATCGATTTTCGTCATGGCGTCGCTGAAGTCACCGCGCCATGACGGGCGGTCGTTCGGATTGTCGCCAAACGTCGGCAGATTATAATGACCGGTATGCTGTGTTGTAGACATCGTTACTTTCCTTTGCTAGTTCTTGCTGCCGACACGGACGATTCCGTTCGCGTCCTTATACATCGAGTCAAGCTCGGTCGCCGTCAATCCGAGCGTACTGGGCTGTGAGGCGGTTTTATCGACCTTGCCCGCAAGCCCCGAGGTGAGGGCGGAGGTGGTGGCGAACCCGCTTGTATCCGGGATGTCGGTTTTGCGTGCGATAGTGTCAGCCACGCCCAAAGGGGAACCGGATGTGCCGTTACCGGTAAGGTCGGCGGTGTGCGCCACCGTCGTAAGCCCACCCTCAGTACCCGACGCGATATCATCGGCATTCCGTTTGAGCTGTGCGTCGATTTTAGCCATGTCGCCGTTATAGTCACCGAGCCACGTGGGGCGGTCGGAACCAGCGAACTGCGAGAGGTTATAGTTTCCGGTATGTTTGGATGCGGTCATGGTGATTATTCCTTTCTGTCAAAATTGTCAGCGGTCGGGTTACGTTCGACATAGCGAGCATCCGCTTCGGACTGCGTAATGTACGCCATGTCGGCGGGCGGATTCTCGGGCATGGATTTTCCGTAGGGGAATTGCGAGCGTCCGGGGAAGTCGCCGGGCACGCAATTATCCACGGCGGTCGCCTTCAGGTCGTACTCACGTGCGCCAAGGCTGAGCCCGTCATATTCCTGCGCGGTCAACTGCATGTTATCGTAGTCACCCCAGAACAATCCGTGGTTACGCGCATTATCGTACATGCCGCCGAGCACGTCCCCGAGCGGCTGTATGGTGCCGTACACCGGGGAGGTGGCCACGCCCTGCTGTTCCATTTCATGAATCAGGGCCAGCAGTTCCGCGCGCAAATCGTTCATTGACTTGTTGACTTGCGCCACGGTATCCGCAAGAGCCTTGTCCACGGATGCCGCGAGGTCGGTAGTGGTCTCTTCCAGCTTGCTCAAATCGCATTGCAGGGTATCGAGATTATGACGCAGGCATTCGATCAACTGCAACGTGGTCAGCCCATCCCGATACGTGAACGGAACGGACGTGGGCACCCCGTCAAACAAGCGTTGCCGTGGAATCAAAGCGTTAATGGCAACCATGATTTACTCCCATTCTCCGTAGTTATGGCAGTTACTGAAAATAGTATCATACGAGCCCCACACCTGCATGAAACACGGTTCGAGACTCCGCACGATTTCCATGTCCACGTTAATGATCGCATTACGGTACTCCTGTATGAGGCTCATGGCCGACTGGGAGCGGCCCGACGTGTGGGATGAACTCCTGCCGTCTGTCGCGTCATGTTGCCATTCCGTGCTGGATGTGCTATGCGATTGCGACGTGGTGCCTTGCGTGCTATGGCTACTGCCGTCCGTATCCGCTTGCGCCTGATTGGCGTGAGTCGCATACCGAGCGAAGTCGCCTTGTACGCCTGTTGCCGGAACCTCAGAATCATATGACTGGGACTTGGTGCTACTTGAACTAGTGCCGTCCGACGTGCTTTTGGTCGAACTATCCTGAGACGCGCTGGTTTTGCCACTGGACTGGGCTACCGTGTTGGATGTGTTTTCACTGGTCATTTCCACGGTGTTCAGCGGGTCGTATTTCAATGCTAGCGTCCGATAACGCTCATTAAAATACGGCATAATTTCCGCCATAGTCATCCCCAGATAGTAGATGAATTGTTGCGCGGTTTCCTGCCCTATCTCCCTAAGCGCGTAATGCCGAACGATTTTCTCGTTCAACTCGGCGCGATGGTCTTCGTTATAAATCGGGTAATAGTCGGCGCTGAGATGTAGTTTAGTGTCAGTGTCGTAGCCCATGTTAATGAGGTTGCCGAGGGTTTCGGTGTACTCTCCGGGCGTTTCCATCGCGTAAGCGCTGAAATCCTGTGCCATTACAATACACCTCCGATACCCGCATCATACGATGCAGGCATATCAATATCAGTCGTGCCCGAAGTGCAGGGATCAAGCGCGTTGGGAACACCGGAACTTTGTACATCCGCATACTCAACCCAGACATTAAGAGATGGCCACAGACGGTTAATTTCCGTCGCCGCCGTCTGCCGAGCCTTGAGGAAGCTCAACCGGAACACATCCGTTTTCTCATTGGCCTGCGCCACCTCATCCGATATGAGCCGTTCCTTTTTCTCGGTGCCACTGGACTGAATGCCCAGATATCCCAGCACTTCATTGGTCACTTGGGTTTTCTGCTGGATGAACTTGTCCAGCAGGTACGGTGTGGTGTTGGGCCACGGCTGGAACATGCTACCGGGGTCAAGAGAATCGTATCCGATAATATAATCCTGTCCGTCCTGCCTTTGCTGAAGCATGTTTTGCACGGTGAGTTTCGTACGCGGGTCGGCGGTGATAATGGTTGGTAGTTTCAGGCTTTCCAGATTCACGTCATACGCCTTGTCGATGTCAGCCAAGCGTCGAGCGTACTGCCATAGAATATCCTTGAACGACATTCTCATGCGATTATCCCAGATGGGGATGCACTCCGTGCCCGCCTTGAGTTGCTTGTAATGATAGTTGACTCCGACCGGCTCAAAACACGTCGGATTATTATACACGTTCAACCGACCTTGATAGCCGGCCTGCGTCACGAGGAACCGACCTATGCGTTTGTCCTCGAAGAAGAGCGCACAACCGTATTCGCAGAGACACATTTCCAGCCATCGTTCGTCCACTGTCGGCGGCAGTCCGCGCCAACTGAACCGGTTCAACGCCAGTTCCTCCAACAGATGATAGTACATTGCGTCAAGACCGGCGGCGCGCGCCTTCGCGTAGTTGCCACGCGGATGCAACGCGCCCCCGACCCGATTTTTTCTAGACCTGCTCATACTGTCATCATATCACTCATAGCTGATGCCCGGCAGTGGATCATTGTCCGCCCAATCGGTCATCCCGATATCATCAGGACTGTTCCATACGGTAGCCCCAGACTCGAACACGCCCTTGATGGTCTGCCGATACTGCTCGGGCAAATCACCTCGCACATAGCATTCTTGCATTTGCCAATATGAGAACTTGGTCATACATTCCAGCGATTGCGGCGGCGTGATGAAACGCTGGACAAAATACCCGTAGCGTAACATGTACTCTCCGACGCTACGCAGAGCTGAGGGTGCGCACGTCTTGAATCGAACCAACACCCCGACAATGCCGTTTGCAAGATTGAATCCGTCTCCGCCGATGGCACCGGACGTGGTAGGGGGCGTCAACTGCATTTGCTGGACTTGCGCATTAATCCCGGCGATAGTGTTTTGGTAGTCGCCAAACGCGGAACGTTGCGCGTAATCCGCGTTCATATCCGCCATATTTTGGGCCAACTGGTTTGAAAGCGCTGTAGTCTGAGAGCCATACGTATTGGCTTGACTTGTTGTGGCCGCGTTGGTACTCAGTGAATTGGCAGTGGAAAGTTGGGCGGCGGTATTGTTGATACTGCGGTTCGCTTCAGTGTTGACACCATTCATGACAGCACCGCCTAATGCCGATACCGCGCCCCCGACATTACCTGAAGCGGCGTTACCCGCCACCCCGACCACGCCGTTAACCACGTTATTCAGCTGCGCGAGGTCGGCTCGCTGATTGTTGATATACGTCGTGTTGTCCAGTCCGGTGTTAAGAGCTGTCGCTTGAATTGCGTTATTGGCGTTGCGGTTGCCGATAGCGAGTTTGTTGGCTTGGGTATTGTACTGGTTTTGCATGGCCGTGGCCGCAAGAGACTGACTAATGCCCATCTGCGCTTTTTGATATGTCCAATCAGCTGACTGCTGATTATAGGCGCGAGTGTAGGCACTGTTTGCCATTGCCAACTGAGCACCATTGTTGACTATCACAAATTGAGGGAAATTGCTGATACCAAACGCGGCGTCCAACATTTCCCCGTTATCAATGGGCAACCCATTGTTTTCATCAAGAGGAGCAATCTCGCTTGCGCCCGCTTTATTGTACCCAACCGGGTAAAAGTTCAAGCGCGCGCCATTGGGTGCGTAATTATGCACCTCTCTAATAACCAGATTATCGCTTTGGATATTTTCGGGCTTATAGGTGATATTTGTACCGTTCAAGCAAGTGCATTCGACAGTGGAATAGGGGTAGCATTTGAGTTTTTTAAGGTTTTTATAACGTTTAGGGATATTAAAATTATCACGAAAATCATTAATGGTAATAATGTCTTCATATCTGCTGGGCGCATTTGTGGCCGACTGGGGGAAACGGTAGATACGATTATTTAATTCCGGGGGGAGTGTTCTCCCAAACAGCTTATCTACGACATAGCCGGATTGCTTAAGAAAGTCATCGTCTAAAGAGGGTATCATATACATGTTTACAATACCCTGTGTTATCCATGAGAAAGTAGAGCCAACACCCATAAACACTCGGATAGACTGGATGTCCTTAAAGTACAGTATTTCAGCACCATTGGCCATGTTCTCAAACAGAGAGCCGCCCGCAGTAGTGAGAGACGGTTTTTCCTGACTGCCCGCGTCCGCTGACAAATCTACCGTGCTCACGACTATTACGCCGTAATTCAGATTTTTCCCGTCCATGCTGATAAGAGACTTGTACTGTTGGTTTACCGTCACCATTTCGCTACCGGTGTCCAGCCCCTCGGGTAGTGCGAGATAACTGCGGCCATAATCGGTCATCTGGTTTTCGTTGGCAATGCCGATATGGCCTCGCACCACATAACATGAACCGAACCTAAGCACATGCTGGAATGACTGCCAAACGTCCAACTGTACAGTGAGCTGAGTAGTGTATGCATTGATGTAATCCACGTGGTTGATGAAATAATACCAATACCGTGGCGACTCCAAGTCGGGATAATCGTTATACACCACGACATAGTTGTAGTTGGACGCCTCGTTAAATGGCAGTTCGACGCGCACGGGTTGCCCGAACATGTGCATGACTCCATGCACCCTGTCAACACCGGGCTGTCGGTCAAACCATTCCTGTTGTTTCTGCGGTGACTCGAACCGGGCTAGGTCACGGTAACTGCTATCCCACGGCACGTTACAGAGTTTCAACGACGTGTTTGGCGTCCATTGCGCCCAGTTAAACGTCGCCTCGACGTTAGGGTTGATATCTCTCAGCATATTATCCCTTTCACAAAAAAATAAGGGGAGTGTTTCACGTGAAACACTCCCCTTTATTATATCGCAGATTAGGCGACTGTCACCTGCTTCTTGCCGGATACGCCGAACAGCGTGGCGGTGATATCGGATGCACCCGACTTGACGCCGGTAACGACACCCGACTCGGACACCGTGGCGTTGGCCGTGGTGCCGGATGTCCAAGCGGCCTGCATGGTAACGTCGGCGGTTCGCCCGTCAATCATAGTCGCCGTAGCGGTCGCCTGCACCGTATGACCCGTAGTCACATTCGAGACGTTGACGGCAATCGACGCGATAATCGACGGGTTGAATCCGATAACACCGTCGCCAACCACCGGCACGTCCAAGGCGGCGGACACGGTGCCCGGCACTTCCGGTGTTGCCGGATTCGTATACAACGCGGTGGCTGTGATCGGGATAGTGGTGTTCGGTTCGTCAAGGCCGACCACCAGTACGCCGGTGGGCGAAATGTACGTGTAATCGCTCTTCGGCTTGGCGGTGTCACCGATACGATACTCGACAGCGTCCGAACGGAACGTGGCCGTGCCATCATTGGTGATGGTCGTGTCGGCAACGACCTGCACCGCGCCGCCACGCGCCACGTTTTCCGGCGTGGTCGTGCCGCCGCCGTACATGGCGAGTTTAAGCCGGAAGGTCGGCGTCTTGGCCGTCGTACCGATGGGAGCCACCACCTTGGAGGTGGAACCCGCGCCCGTCCAGAACATGACGGCGGGAGCGAAACCGGACACCGAGATAATGTGCTGGACATGCAGATAATGGTTCACCGAATTGATGTTAACCGGATTGGTCTGCTGGGTCATCTCATTGATAACGGGGATATCGATAAGGAACTTATCAGTGGTCAAGATGGCTTGCACGCCATCAATGCCGAACCTGTCCTGCGGGATAACGATGATCCGGTCGATGGTCGGTTCCGCGTCGGTACGCTGGAACACCGTGGCCAGACCCTGAACATCGAGCGCAGACTTGACTTCCGGGGAGCAGAACAGTACGAGTTCGTCGGGGCGGGCAAACGTCGGCATGTGACGCGCATTGTATCGGGTGCTGACAAACTTCAGCGTGTCCGCCCATGCGCGAATCTGGCGCAACATGTCGCGCGCGTCCGTTTCCGTCGAACCCATGTTATTGAGGTCGTGCCCCATGTGGACGCGCCAATAGCCGCCGAGCTTCGCATACTCGACGAACTGGTGGCACATGGCCTCGAACAAGTCCACCTCGGCCGCATTGTAACAAGAAGTGAGAATCTGCGAGGTGAGCGAGGCCAAACCGGTTTCGGAGGTGAACGCACGCTGGAGCGTCTTATCGTCCGTGGTCGCCGGATAGAAGTGGGCAAAGTCAAGACGGTGATAGAGGCTATCAACGTCGATTTTCCACTTGCGGAAATTATCCGCGCCCAAATATTCCGCGTCCGGGTCGTACACCTGTGCGAGCGGCATACCCACGGCGATTTCCTGCCACGTGTCGCCATACGCCTGAGATGCACGCTGGAATACGCCAAGCGGATTATTCCAACGCCACGTGTTCACATAGGTGCCGCCGATACGGTTCACCAAGGCCGAGTAGAACTCATTCTTGAGCTGGGTGCTGGACATGAGGGTGGCCATCTGCCTGTCCATGTTCATCTGGGTGGCCGAGGGCATACGCCGCTGATATTCGGGGGACGCCTCATTGCGGATCATGTTGAGGATTTGCGCGTTATTGAATTCGGTGAGCGGGCGAAGCTGTTGCTTTGGCGTCACCACTGGAGTGGTTGGCATGATAGTTATCCTTCCTGATTATTAGTCCTCGAATAGGTCATCGAATGTACTGTAAGTACCATTGTAGTCATCGTCGGTCATTTCAGCCGATTCCTGCGTCGTATTATCGTCCGGGCCGTCGTTGAGCACATGGTCGGCGGCGGCGTCTCGCATAGCCTCAATGGTTTTGGAGAGTTCCGCCACGGTCGCTTCCAAGGCGTCCAACCGGTTGGCCATGTCGCTGTTTTTATCGTCGCCCGCGTCTTCCGGTTCGCCATTGTCCTGCGTTTCAGGCTCCGGGCTTGGTGTATTGTCGCAGGTCGGCTCGGTGTCCGGTTCGGTGTCGGGCGTGGTGTCCGGTTCATTGGTTTCGGTGTTGTCCATAATCACCTCTTAAAGTAAGTGGCATGGCGGCAATCACGCCGTCATGCCGGTTTGCTAGGCTGTGCGGGTTCCCTCGCCGTCGCTGGGCGTTGGCTACGCACGTCTACTTCCGACCGTATCGCCTTACCGATTTGCCTGCCGGTCGGGCCATCGAATCGACTTGGGACGCACACCCCGCTACCGGACATTATAGCATAAAAGCATGGCCGTCATCATTGAGGTGACGTGACCCCGGCAGGAACTCATCATAGGGGATGGGGGCGGCTCGATGCACGCCGCTCAACCGCATGACGGTATCGCCGCCCGTTTCCACGCCGCAATATTTGCGATTGCCGAGGATGCGGAGCTTCTCATAGGTGTGGTCGTTTTTCCACGCGCCTAGTTTTCGGTCATCCGTTTCTATACCTGCGGGCGCGTCCAACCCTTCCAGTATCATGCCGTCGGTATCGGCGTAGATCACGCGCTCGGCGTTCGCGTTCATGGCGCGGGATAGTATTCGCCTCCCGTAGGCGTTCACATAGGCGGCGGTTGGTAGCCACGCCAGACTGTTGGCCGACTCGGGTTTGTCCACGGTAAAATCCACACCACCGTCCGCAGACGGTTTTGGATGCAACATGGGACGGTAGAGTGAGGCACCGAATTTCCCCACCAATGAGTTTAATAACAGTTTCGCCATTTGACGGCGTTCTCCGGTTGCGGTTTGTTTCACGTGAAACCATTTGTCCACGTATGTGTAGTAGAGTCCGTGTGATTTGCGGAACTTCCAGCCGCCGACATGCTCCCACACGTGGATGTCATAGTTTTCGGTCAGCGTTTCCCAATCCACATCCGTGACTGGCATGGTAACGACGCCTAACGTACTGTCTAATCGCTCACCCTCATACCCCCATACGGGTAGGATATTGGTGAGCGTCGCCGTTTTCCCCGTTTTCAACCTTGCATCAAACGCAATGACATCGATATGGAGCGGATAATCAGCGTCATATCGATACTGCCCGTCGTACCATATTGGTGAGCCTACCGGCATGGGCGAATCACGCATGATACTCGGGTAGAGACTGTTCACATCCCAGCTTCGGCAATCCCGGTATTCGCCCGGCTTGCTGTACACTATCGCCCCATAATAGGCGGGGCGCATACGGTGATAAACCTCTTTATCCAATGGCGGGAAATGGTGTTTGAATCCGGCGTAATCGCCATCAATGTAGTCGGTCATTGCCATTGATGCTATGGTCGTGCCCTTGAGATGCAGGGCGGTGCATTCCTGCGCAATGTTCCACGTGGTTTCCAAGTCGTCCGCGCCGCCGAATGTTTCACGTGAAACATTCAAGCCATCGTCGCGCGTGACATTACGCACGTCCAGAAAATCCACGGTAATGCCACCCATGCGCACACGAAAACTATAGAAGTGGCCTCGAATGTTGAACGTACCCCACACGCCATCCTTGGCCGGGTTCGATTGCAGGGGGAGTCGTTTCAGCAATTCGGCGGCTATGGGTTTGATATCCTGCCACCCGTGGGCGCACCATACGCGCGTGTGATAATCGAGCATGGTGAGACGGATAACGGCGCTCCCCGTCAATGGTTCCATACCGTCATCCGTCAATAGTGTTGCGCCGTCTGTTGCCGCCGTTCGACGCTCTTTCATGATTCCATCCTTTTAGTGTCGTGCCGCGTTGGCCATCCATTCATCAAGTCGCGTCTCTACATCACCCGCGTCCGCCTTCGTCTCCCATTTATGTGTCTTATCATTATACCATGCGGCTTCTCGTACTACGGTGCTAAAATTCGTGTTGTTTATCAGCCATCGTTTTTGACGGTTCGATAACGAGGCGAATTTTTGGGCGATGCTGGAGTCGAATGCTTCAAGCTGTTGCGCGACTCTATCAAAGTCAGCAACCCCCTCGTTCTCGGGGATTTTCCCGGTGCCTGCATGTAATGGCGCGCGTCCTATAAGCCCGGCGTATTCGAGTATCTCCCGTTCAAGTTTCCTCCTGCTTCCCTCTCGTATCATCATACGCGCGTGGCTTATGCCACGCTCCGAACCAAACACGTTCGCGCGGTTGCGTGTGAGTTCGTCACGCGCCGAACCGCCAACCGTATGAGTACCCAACACATCAAACGGCGACTCTCCCGCACGTTCCATCTCACGAATCTCGCCCACGGTATAGTTGGCCATGATCAACGCCTCGAATTGTTGGGCACGTTTGATTTTCCGCCGTGCCTCGATACGGCGGCGCTGTTGCTGTCGTAATGTTTTCCGACGTTTCGACGGGGCGGCGGCGATTTCCGCGTCGGTAATCAACGGACGCGCCGCCAGTTCCCTATCAGGTTTCGTGACATGCACATCCGGGACAACCTGATAAGGCTCTCCGTCCCGGGCTCTCAAGGCCTGCTGTTGTTCCCCGAATTCCTGCCCGATACGGCGTGCAACCTGTTCGAGTTGCTGGGCGCTGAGCTTCCCCAGAAACGTTTCGGTGATTTGCTTGGGGAGGTGTCCGGTACTATAATCCCTGACCGCTTGCTCTCGGCGTACCTGTGCCGACCTGATGGCGGCGTTGCGTTTCAGATTGTTGGCGCGTCGGTTGTTTTTGCGTTTTGCCACGGCCCCTCCTCTTATGAGTATAAAACACCCCCCGCCGTAAGGATGGAAAACGACGGGGGGTGAGTCTGGCGGCAACATCCCTATAGGGACATTGTCATATTATCACATGATGTGGACAATTAGTTTACTTGCGGCCCTTTTCCGATACAAGTTCAAGGTCGAAGAACTTATAACCACGGCGGCTCTTCTTTTCCACCACCTTGAGAACAAGCGGATGCTCCCACGTGTCCGGCGTGCCGAAGATGGCGAACAGGTTGCCAAAAGCGTGCGCCAATGTGGGGGAGGCGGCGGCGAAGTCGCCTTCCTCCGCGTGGATAACGACGCGGGTGGAAGAGTTGATCTCACCCGTTTCCTGATTAGCAACCTCAATAGCCTGAGCAAGCACGTTGGTCACATGCAATGGCTCATTGAGGTGTTCGTCTACCTTGTCGGAGGTCTGCATGGCGTTATACAACGCCATTTTGCCATCCATAGTGTCAGTGTTGAAGAAATGGGATACGGCGTTAGCGCCGTTTGCCGCGAAATTGTTGCCGTTTGCTACGGTCAGTTCGTTGTCAGCCATTGTGTTGCCTTCCTTATAGGGTTAGTAATTATTCTTCCTCGGAGATGATATCATCTTCAACCACGTTGCCGTTGACCGACCCCGGATAGTCGATAATGGTATCATCTCCAAACTTACAATTAGCCCAATAGATTGCCTCATCCATGCGCGTCGCCTGAGCATGATATTCGGCTGACATGGGGAGCATGTCCTTGTTAATCTTACGGGCTTTTTTCATTGCCATGTCAGCCGTGCGACACGCGCCATCCACGACCACCTCGGCGTCCACAAGTTCCCCGTTTTCGCCGCGCGTGACACCGCGCACAATACTATAATGCTTGGCTCGCTTAATATATGCCATAACCATACCGCCTTTTTCTTAATGTTGCTGTTGCTGTGACATTCTTGCAATGTCTTCATCAGTATACCGCACATCAGTCAGATTATCAAAACGGAGACACGCAATTTTTATGATAGTCTGAGCGAACCCATCGCCCTCCCAAGTCCTGCACATCTCATAGCAGGTTGCGCCCTTGACGTGGCAGACAGCGCACCACGCCACCATTGCCGGACAGTAAATAAGCCCGGACAACATTTCAACGTCCTGCGTTTGTGATAATGCGGCGTACATCGACGAACTTGGCGAGATATTTAGACAAATGTCCGCCGCGTGTTCGATACTATCGGCAAACGCCACCTGACCACCCTGAGACTTATAAAAATCCTTAAGCAGTGCCACACTACGGCAAAACGTTTCCCAATCGCCCCCACCACGATTATACTCCCGCAAGTGCAGATTACGCCGACGGCCACGAATGACACGGCGCACACGGTCATCGTCCAGCACGCCATCGTCAAACCAATTGGTAGGCTTCTCATTCGTTTTCCTAGAATTCAGGCTGTTCGTTCCCATACCTATACCCCTCACGGTATCCACGTTGATAAGCATCCTCATACATCCTATGAATATCACAGGGAAACGTTTCACGTTCGGGCTTGCCCTCAGCGGCGTCCGACGTGCCACGCTCATACCCCTTCACAGCGGCAATATGAGCGCCCCACTCAGTCCACAGGTCAAACAGTTATGCGCAAAGTTCCATAATACTGCTAGGCTCGGCCAATCTCACCCCTTACCATCACGTCCGCGACATGCAAATCAGTCGAACACTGCTCACGCTCCGCCACACCCTGCATGTAACCCTCACGGAAACAGTCGCAATAACCGTGAGCACACGCCGCATCCTCCAATGGCCGGACAACGTGAGCGGGGAGCGTCAAGCCAGCACGAAAGCCCTGCTCATAATACGCGGTACACATTGCCGCGTCCCATGTCATCAGCATAAAACTCACGCCTACACCTCCAAAATCACCGTAAGACACCCCTTAGCCAAACACTTTGCATCATACGACACAGCACGCTTAAGCGAATCAACATCACGGTAATTGGTGAATTCCACGTCAATATCGTAGGGATCACCTTCACCCTCCCACTGAAATGGGTCAATATTCAACCTCATGCAATCCAGTTCGATAATTCCGTTATGGACGCGAGCCGAAGCGTGAATAGTGCCATCGATACACTTCATAACCCCCTTATGCTTCCTACAAAATCTGATAGGAATGGAGTACTCCGGTTCGCCAACCAAAGAACTCCTTACATCAGTGAGACCCGTTCTATAGATAAAATAGTTGTCAGGCAAAAGACTGTTAAACAGGTCTACGATATTATCGTCATTAAAATAATCCATCTTCATTATCATAATTCCTTACCATAAAAACGCTCAGAATGCTCAGAAACAAACCTCATCAAGCGATAAACAAAACCCACCATATTATCCATAGCCGAACAAACCTCACCAGTACAAGGATCATACGTTTCAGTAAAAAACCTTACAACCACAAACCTCTTTAAACGATAACGCAAAACAAGAACCTCCCTCCCATCCAGTTCACGAGTCTCAAAACGAACAGAAACACCAGTCATATCAACCGCCATCCTTCCATTTCCTTGGCCGATACTCATATAATACCACACCACAAAACACAACACACCCAACACACAAAAAAACACGACAAAAAAACAGAACAAAAAAAAGAACACAACAGAAGTAATAATAAACAACAGAACAGGAACGGTGATAAAAAATATAGAACAAAACACAATAACATAACACACAACAGAGCAGTTGTGGAAAAAGGCTAGCTGCTGGGGCCCCTCCCCT